GTTTGTATATCAAGGAGCAACTTACACTCCAGCATCTCCTCCTTCAGGAGGATGGACTCAAAGTGTTTTAGAAAGAGATTTTGGACTTAGGTTCAACACAGGCGCATATCCATCTCATAGCACCTCAATAGTTGCAGATGTACAAGATGCTATCGAAGATGGAGTTGTAATTATAGGTGCAGCAGGCAATGATAATTTATATATGGCTGAAAGTAATTTAGATCCAAATTGGAATAATACTGTAACAATTACCGATATAGGTACTATACCTTACATGAGAGGTGCTTGGCCTAATAGCGTAGACTCTGGTGCAATTAATGTTGGCTCATTAAGTAACCGTGCTGACTTTAGACGATCTTCTTTTAGTAACTTTGGACCAGCTATTGATATATTTGCACCAGGACATAAAATTTTATCTGCATGGCCTAATCCTGCTGTTATCACCGGTAGTTTGAACGGAGTAGGCATAGCAGACACAAAAGGAGCACAACGAGGCAGCGGCAATTGGTTTTATCCTATCAACGGGACTAGTATGGCCAGTCCTCAAGTAGCTGGTATAATAGCCTGTGCAGCAAGTGGGAAGAAAAGATTTTCACAAGAAGATGCTTACAGTCTAATACATAATACTTCTGAGCGTAATGACATGTCATTTGACATTGCAGGCGGTTTATACGATGATGACACTTCTCAACACAATAGCCCTAATGAATACGTGCTTTCTCATAACCCAAGAAAGTCAGAAGGATATATTAGCGGTTGGAATGGCAATACTTTAAAGGGCAAACGCAAGTCTAAAGATGTATCGAGGGGATTAACATCTCAAGCACAATTATTTCCTAGACAGAATACTTTAATTGATATAGATCCGGAATACTCCTTAAACACAAATGGTGTAGTTACAACTAACGAAGGTTCTAACGTAACCTTTGTACTACAAACAAAAAATGTAAGTCCAGATACACAAATACCTTTTACTATAACAGGTGTATCTAGTGCAGATATCGACGGCGCAAGTTTGACAGGAGTATTTACAGCATTGTCTGGTACTTCGCAAATATTTAACATAACAAGCGATAACTTACTCGAAGGTTTAGAAACAATGACTGTTACGCTAGATGGGTTAGGTGTAAGTGCAGCAGTAGGAATCAATGATACAAGTTACCCTAATTGGGATCCAGGTACTGACATTACAACTGCATTTTGGTTAGATGCTTCAGATACAGGCAGTTACACACTCAGTGGAAGCAATGTAACAGCAGTAACAGACAAAGCAGGCAATGCCACTGTCACAGTAAATGGCACTCCTAATACTAACACTACACTGGACGGCAAGAACGTATTTACATTTGTTCCGGATGAAGATTTTACCACCGACGAGATTACACAAGCCAGCAATGGCAATCACTGGGCAATAGGGTTGATGCAATGGAACACTCGCAACAACTCACAGGATAGTTTCTGGAGTACAGAAAACAACAGCGGATCAATAGCAAATAAAAGAGACTATGCTATTAGTGCTGGCTCTAGTAATTTTGATGGCGAGTTGGATTTAGACGGATTAGTTTCAGGCAGGATATCATCCACCATAGGAAACAAACAGGATTTTGATTCAGGTGTAGCACAAAACACTTGGATTATTATGGTTGTTATATTCAACAAGACAGGCAATCAAATTGCACTAAGGGTTGACGGTACAGATGCATTTACACCTGTGAATGATTATGACAACTCACTAGATACCCTTATGGATCTACGTATCTTCCGTAACAGATCAAACCAAAGAATGGGCGGTAAAATGGCAGAGTTTTTCTCATCTGCAACTATTCCAGGTACAGGCAGTACAGACATCTCAACTGTAGAAAAAGCAGAAGGTTATCTTGCCCATAAATGGGGATTGACCGGAAGCTTGCCATCAAACCATCCATATAAGAATACTCAACCATAAATACTTTATGAGTAGAAGATTCGCCCAAGGTAAATTTAACATGAAAAACCCAGACAAGTATATGGGCAATACCTCGCCGACGTATCGCAGTGGCTGGGAATATCATTTTATGAAGTTTTGTGATGACCATCCTAATGTAGAGAAATGGGTAAGCGAAGGTATACGCATACCATATCGAAATCCGTTGTCAGGTAAACAAACAATATATGTACCAGATTTTTTTATTAGTTATATGGATGTGTCAGGTAAAAAACATAACGAGTTAATAGAAGTAAAGCCTAGTAATCAAGCACTAAAAGAAAAAGTAGGCAAGTCAAAATACAATCAAGCACACTATGTCATTAATCAAGCCAAGTGGGGCGCAGCAAGAGCATGGTGTAAACAGAAAGGTGTGATCTTCCGTATTGTAACTGAGCAAGACATTTTTCACACTGGTGGTAGAAGATAGCGATAAATACTACTATAACTAGGTAAGCATTATGACAAAGAAATTAGAAGACCTTTTAAATCTTCCTGACTCTAAAGAAATTATTCAAGCAGCAGAAAAAGAAGAAAAGAAAGAGGTTAAAAAAGAAATAAAAGCTCAAGAAAAAACATTTCGTGATATAGAAGAGTTTGATAAAATTAGTACAGCATTGCCGGCTGTTAAAGGCTTAGGCGAAATGGCTGATAAAGAGCTTAATGAAGTTGCTGACAAAGCAATGACTGCATACGACGATTTAATGGATTTAGGTATGAATGTTGAAAGTCGTTACAGTGGCAGAGTGTTTGAAGTAGCAGGAACAATGCTTAAAACATCATTAGATGCTAAAATTGCAAAACTAGATAAAAAATTAAAGATGGTAGACTTGCAATTAAAGAAAGAAAAGATGGACAAAGACAATAATCCCCGCGGTGATGGCGACATTGTAAGCGGTGAAGGGTATGTTGTTACTGACCGCAATAGCTTATTACAGAAGCTTAAAGGCATAGATAATGATAAATAATGTATAAGGAATTACAATGAGATCATTCGCAGATATTTTAACAGAATCTAAAAAGACATATGAATTCAAAATAGGCGTTGCAGGCGAACTACCAGAAGGTTGCGTAGATAGCTTAGAAACATGCTTAGAAAAGTTTTCACTAGTAAACATGTCAACAGGTAAGAAAACACCAATTCAGGAACGTCCACTAGACTTTCCGCAGCTACAAAATATGGAAGTTACATATTATGATGTAGAAGTTTCGTACCCAACAACAACACAAGTACTACAAGAGTATGTTGGTCGTTGCTGCGGTATTAATCAAAGTCACATCATTGTACGTGGCGCAGATGATCCTAGAATTGAAGAACAAGAAGAAAAACAAGACGGCCCATACGAACCTATCTTAACTAAAGAAGAGCTAGAAGGCGAGTCAGGCCAAGATGCAGTAGCAGGTAATAGAGTAATGGACTTACTTAAAGAACTAGAAACTGCTCGCAAAGAACGCGATCACGATCCTGCAAAAGCAGCTACAACGGAGAAATAAAATGAATATGAAGCGATTAATCGAATCAATGGATAACATCGAAGAGTGTGGCATGAATGCTAGTGCTGATCCTATGATTGCACCGCAACCTGCAGACGAAGGTAGCCCAGTAACAATGAACATTAGTTTAAATGCTAGTGGTGAAAAGAATGTATCTGATCTACTTAATATGATGAAAAATGCAGGCCTTAAAGATGCAGAGCCAGTAACCCCAGCTATGATGCCAATGCGTCAAGATATGGAAAGACTAAATGCTATCGTAGGTGAACCAGATGATCAACCAGACATGGAACCATCAGTAGGCCAAGAAGAAATTGGTATGGATGACGAAGCTGAAGAAGCTTATGATAATGCTCCAGATCCTGAATATGGCGATCATCAAATGATGACTAAAGATTTATCAGGTGGTTTAAACCGTGAAAAGAAAATGCACAAGCCAGCAGCAGGCGGCGACAATGCAATGGCAATTGAAGACGGCGAAGAAGAGTCATACTCAATCAAAGGTAAAAGCCCAGAAGCACAACAAGAACTAGCAAGACGTGCAACTGGTGTAGATGTAGAAACACTTGAGTCTCAGCTTAAATCAAAGCTAATGTCTGCACTAAGCGAAAAGAAAAAGCAACCAGATCTAAATGACGACGGCAAGAATGACTTCAAAGATGTTCAGATTGCACGTAGGAACGCAGCAGCAAAAGCAGCAGCTAAAAAGAAATAAGAACGTTCTACCGACAGAGCGAACGGCCCAAATAGCACCTTAGGGTGCTATTTTTTTGGTTAAATATAATATGAACATTAGTATAGAGAAAACACCTAAGCAAGTTTTATCTCACTATGCAGTTGATACCGCAAGTGCAGTTAGCATAACACATTTGCCAGGTACACACTTATCAAAAGTAAAAGACGCTGCTATTGAACTAAATGAAATTGCAGGTAGTGCAAAAGCTGTAATGCATATAGGTGCTAGAAATATTCAGACTGAATCTGAATTGCATGAAACATGTATTGCTGCAAAGAAAGCCGGTATTGATAAAATATTGTGTATAGGCGGTAGTACATATGAAGGTAAAGTATACCAAACTGTATTTGACTTATACGATCAATTAGCACCGTACGGATTTGAATTATCCTGTGGTGTATATCCTCAATCAGAAAGTTTTAACAATGTAGAGTGGGTACGCTACAATAAGTTTAGAGGCGGCGGCATATCGCAGTTGTGCTTTAACCCTAAGATACTAAACAATTGGATTAAGAAAACTAAGATAGGTGTACCTAGTAATTGTAGTCTAAAAGGCTTATATAAATATATTAGACTATGCGGGTTGACAGATAGTTTAGCACATGCACTAGGTAATCTAAAAGGTATGAGGTATGTAACTACTGACGGATTTAACACAGTTAAGTTTGTAAAGGATCTTAACGGACAAGATATTCATATCTATAATTTTGGAAAACTAGATCAAACATTAATGCAGTTGGAGTTTAAATGAGCAAATCACTTGACGGTGTTCTTATTAAAAAAGCAAATAAGCAAGAACAATTTACCGAAGAACAAATACAGGATTTACAAAAATGTATGGATCCTGATACTGGGTATCTATACTTTGCAAAGAAGTTTGCATATATCCAACATCCAGTAAAAGGTAAACTGTTATTTGAACCGTTTGATTATCAGCTAGGACTAATGCACTCGTACCATAACTATCGATTTAATATCAATATGATGCCTAGGCAAACAGGTAAGACTACGTGTGCTAGTATATACCTAGCATGGTATGCTATGTTTGTACCAGATCAGACATGTCTTATTGCTGCACACAAGTACACAGGTGCCCAAGAGATTATGTCCCGTATACGGTTTGTTTATGAAAGTTGTCCTGATCATATTAGAGCAGGTGTTACAAGTTACAACAAAGGCTCAATAGAGTTCGAAAACGGAAGTAGAATAGTTAGCCAAACAACAACAGGTAACACAGGACGTGGTATGTCAATTTCATTACTATACTGTGACGAATTTGCATTTGTTATGCCTAATATTGCTGAAGAGTTTTGGACTTCGATATCACCTACACTAGCAACAGGTGGTCGTGCTATTCTTACAAGTACACCAAACTCAGATGAAGATACGTTTGCTACTATTTGGAAACAAGCTGAAGATAAGTTTGATGAATACGGTAACGAGCAAGAGCTAGGTACAAACGGTTTTCACTCGTTTATTGCACATTGGAGCGAACATCCTGATCGTGACGAAGAATGGAAAGCTGCTGAAATCGGACGTATCGGCGAAGAAAAGTTTCGTCGTGAATACGGCTGCGAGTTCTTAGTCTTTGATGAAACATTAATTAACAGTCTTAAACTTGTAAACATGACAGGGATTTCGCCAATCACTAACATGGGACAAATACGTTGGTACAAGAAGCCAACAAGTGATTATACATACTGTATTGCATTAGATCCATCGATGGGAACCGGGGGTGACTATGCTGCAATACAAGTATTCGAATTACCAACATACAAACAAGTTGCTGAATGGCAACACAATACAACTGCTATTCCAGGACAGATTAGAGTTCTATCTGAGGTGTGCAAATACCTAGTAGAACAAACGCAAAACCCGCAAGGAATTTACTGGAGCGTGGAGAACAATGGCATAGGCGAGGCTGCCCTTATCGTTATAAACGACTTCGGTGAAGAGAACATTCCGGGTTTGTTCGTCAGTGAGCCTATCCGCAAGGGCCACGTCCGTAAATTCCGCAAAGGA